GTCAAATCCACTGTTTCAAACAGTGAGGGATGGTGATTCTACAACCCTAGAAGTTCCGGGTTGGAAGGGCACTATCAAACTGAAAGCGCATGGCGTCTGGAAAGGCCGATTTACTCTGGCCGATGCCGACGTTAAGCGTTACTCGCTGTATGTCCCAACAATGATGTATGAATTAGTTCCATACAGCTTTGTTGCAGATTGGTTTGTGAACCTAGGCGACTTAATTGCCGCGGTTCGTCCCATGCCAACTCAATACTCTAATTCATGCGTTAGTACTAAGTGTGAAGCGGATCTGAGATGGTTATCAGAATGGGAAGTTAAGGCTCGATCTGGTACTGTAAGTCAATATTTCGATTTCGGCCAAAATTACGGCCTTCAGCAACTATCTGGTAGTTTGACAGTTATAGCTAATTCAATCGAAGTGGAGACCGGGCAATATCACGCCCAAACTTTCCGCCGTGGTCAAGGTCGTTTAGGCCTTTCTACAACCACGGACTTAACCTTAAATCAAAGTCTAGATGCGCTGGCGCTTCTTTGGAAGCAACTGGCTAGCCGTCGACGACACTCTTTTTGGAGCGTTTAATTATGTCTCAGGTTTACTCAAAAGTCGCTGGTAACTCCAGTGCACCCCAACAAGTCTTTATGCGTAAAGATAACACGAACTTCGTGCTCACCGTCAGTCATAAGATGGTTGAGGCTAAGACCCCTAAACAGGCTGCTCGCATCATCAAAACAACGATTGATGTTCGCACTGTGGTGGACTTGGCTACGTGTGATCCAAATGCATGTCCACCAAAGTTTCCTGCTTTGGTTAAGTTGGAATACTCGGCCCCCGAGGGCCAATTGCCCGCCGGTCTTCTGGCGGCTGTCTTAGCGGCTAACACCGCTTTTGCAGGCTCATCCAACAGCGTGTTCTTCCCGCAAATCGAGACCGTAACAGTTGCATAAACTGCCCAGGTCGCTCAAATTAGGAGACACTAAATGTCGAATAAGAATGAAAAGATTGTTGGTGTTATCAATCAGATCGTTGCGCAGTACATGCCGCAAACGTTTGATTGGTATGAGCCCTCGCTGGATAATAATGACCGTATCTCTGGCATTCTCATCGATGGTTTCAGGAAGTTTGTTACCCCTGACCCACAGATGGAAAACGGTCGACGAGACCGTGCCATTGATGGTTATTTTGCAGACAACGGAAGGATCGGGTCTTACGACCTTGTGTTCCAACCGGGGCTGCTCAACTTTCTCAAGAAGTTCATCGCCGATTCAATCGGACGTGATCGACTTAGAGACGAAGACGCATGGTTTGGACCCGGGCAAAGTTATTACTCTACCCGTGATTCAACCACCGCCTATTCGAAGTTGGTATCCAGTATGCACTATTCGGTCACTCTCGGTGCCCTACCCCATATGGCCAAAGTCTTGGAACGATCTCGATTGTTCCAAGAATATTTTAAACAAGGCCTAGAAAGGTATGCAGACGATATGAATTCATATCGTTCCGCCTATGTAGATCGCTTAGAGCGATTTAAACGGGTGGCCGGAAACCGTGTTACCACGGTGCCGAAAAATGCAAATGAAGACAGATCCATCGGGGTTGAACCACTTTTAAACATGATGTATCAAAAGCAAATTGGCGCACTTGTAAGACGCGCCTGTGCCCGCAAGGGCAATTGTTTAGATACTGGACAAGATCGGCATCG